TTCATCTCAGCCTGCAATGCTCTCTTTTGTATTGGAGTTAATTCAGTCATATACTGCCACTCTTTCAACTTATCAGCCGAATCTACAATGTAATATCCTTCTTTATCTTTTTTTAGCATTTTTCTTAGCCAATTTTGCTTTTTCTAATAATGATAAACTTCTTTCTATTTTTGCCTGCTTTTGTTTTACTTTTAACTCTTTGATGTAGCCGGCTGGATATTTGTTCTCAACTGAAATAGGTCCGTTTTTAAATTTATCCAAATCATATTTCCAAGTTGATTCAAATCCATCATCATCTTTATAAGTTATTTCCCACTTTCTAGGTTTGATTGTGGGTACTTCTACCTTAGCCATCTTTATAATTTATATGATATATAATCTGCTATTAAATCTGCAACATTAACGTCACAATAAGTTTCAAATCCTTTAAAGCCAGGTGCTGAATTTGCTTCACATACTCTAAATCCTCTTTCATCAAATAATAAATCCACTCCTGCTATATGTAAATTTAATACTCTTGCAGTTTCTCTTGCTATAAAATCAATCTCATCTGTCAATTCAAATTTCTCACCTGTCCCACCATTAGTTATGTTTGCTCTAAAATCACCATCGGGTCCAATTCTTTTCATTGCCCCAATAACTTTACCACCAATAACTAATACTCTTAAATCTTCACCAGGTTTTAATCCTAAATATTCCTGAACGATTAGGGTTTTTGATGTACCTAAACTTCTAATAAATTCCATCAACTTACTAAAGTCTCTCCTTTTTTCACAAAGATAAACTCCTTTACCATAACTTCCGGTTACAACTTTTACCACACAAGGAAATCCAATTCTATCTTTTACAATACTCTCATCAACAGGGTACTTAACCACCATTGTATTTGGAATAGGAATATTGTGTTGTGAAAGTATTTGAGAAGCTTGTAATTTATCAGCAACCTTTTCAATTGGGTCAGCTGAATTAATACATAATACTCCTGCTTTTTCTAATTGTCTTAATAATGCTAACATAAAATCATTAGTACCACTTCCAGTTCTTACTAATACAATTTTTGGTAGTTCTATCGATTCTCCACTATATAAAATACCCTCTGCAATATGTTTATCAACAATAATATCAAAATTATCAGGTTGAACTATTTTTGCATCAATTCCTTTTTTCTCAAAGCTTTCCAACAATCTTTTGTTTTCAAACTCCGATTCAGTATGTTTAGAGAATACCCAAACTTGTGACATAACATTAATTTATACAAATATACGAAATTAATTCGAATCCACCAAATTTATCGGGTCCATTTTATGCACCTCATCAATTATATCGAGTTCCACCTTTGGATATGGGAAGACCTCATGTTTAAGCGATTTTAAGAGGGCTTTACGTTCCTTCTTATCTTTGGTTAGAATATACACATATCGGTGCTTACGGGGTTCTCTTTTAATCCAGAATGGGCTTGTAACCATTGTCTGAATTATCTTCGGGTCATTCGTTCCGTACTTCACATAAGAAGTCCGAGAATGATGCCATTCATCATCTTCACTCCATTTGAAAGACCAACTATCCGACCATCTGATTTTGTTACCCTGATATATCCAATTGGTAGCTTGATATACCGTACCTAAGTGCCCAGCGTTTGGGTCTGAATAAGATATAAGTGCTTTTATACGAGGTACATTAGTTCTTAACCATTCAAAAGTTTGTGCAACAAACCAACTCTCAATGTTACTACCATATCCATCGAATACAAATAGTCGTGTTAATTCCAATACACCATCTCTAGGAAGTAATTCGGAAATTGATGCGCCGGCATTTCTACCAACCGGGTCACCATAACAGGCAACTCCAACCAATTGTTCATTCACCCCACTAAAGAATGAATGCTCATCATCGGATATATAAAATAAACCCAAAGCATAGGATACCTTCGTCCATATCCCACTGTAATGGTTATTGACAATGATATCCTTTGCGATGCTTTTATTAATTTCTCTAACTGAAAATTTAGAGATGTCACAATATTGTTTACCTTCTACTTTCATAAGCTACCAGACCAAAATTGATTTAAGTGTGTCCAAGTTTTTCTTTGAACTATCTTCAATACATTTGATGGTGATACCTTATTGTTACGAGCTATTACTTTGATATTACGATGACCCATTTTCCATAAGTCTCTAATAGCAAGTACCTGCTCGTCAGTAAGCTTTGCCGATGGGTGTGATTGCCCTCTTAAAATTGCCATAAATGTAACCTTTATTTTTTTGTTTACTTCAACCCTTCGTTAATAGCGTTTACATACGCCATCTTAGAAGACATTCCAGTAAATCTATTTATTTCTACTCCATCTTTTACTAACACTACAGTTGGTACTGAACGAATACCATATTGAGTTGCTGCTTCATATGCTTCATCTACATCATAATCCGTAAATGTTACATTATTAAATTGTCCTTTAATCTCATTCATTACAGGTGCTAATGCTCTACACGGTCCACACCAACTTGCTGAAAATTTCTTTACTTCTAACATCTTCTTTTGTTTTTAATTGTTTATGCTTCACAACTTACACAGTCAGGGTTCATAGCTTGTTGAGCTATATCTCCTCTTAATACTGATTCAGTTCTCATATAATATAACGTCTTAACTCCTTGCTTCCAAGCTTCTAAGTGTACTTGATTAATCCACTTAGGGTCAGCTATTGCTGGAAATGCTAAATTCAATGAAACCGCTTGGTCTATATATTGCTGTCTAACACCTGCTTGTCTAACTAAATCTAATTGATTAATTTCTTTGAATGTTTTGAATACATCTTTAACCGATGTACATTTATGTTGTACATCTCCCTCTACTTCTTTGCATTCTACAATCTTTCCATCAACATAACACCACTCATCTAAGAAATCCAATCCTAATACCGAACCACCATCTGCTAAAATCTTGTCCCAAGTTTCTTTAGTATCAAATCCAATTTTCTTTAATACTCTTTTTAATTCAGGATTTTTTCTAATGAAAGTTCCTTTTGATGTTTGCTCAGTAAATACATTAGCTGCCCAAGGTTCAATACCACTACTTACGTTACCACTCAACTTAGAGTTTGATACCGTAGGTGCGATTGCTCTTAAGTGTGTATTTCTCATACCACTTTCTTTACACCATAAAGGTTCTCCGTATTCTTTAGCCATATCTCTACTTGCTCTTTCACTTTCAATCTTTAATTGAGAGAAAATTTTACGAGTTTCAAATTGAGCTTGTAAACCTTCAAATGGTAATCCTTTTTGTTGTAAGTAAGTATGCCATCCCAATACACCAATACCTAATGCTCTACCTCTTTCTGCTGAACGAACTGCATTTTCAAATCCTCTCATATTCTTAGCTCTTTGGATAAATTCTTCCAATACACCATCTAAGAAAATTGTTGAAGTATAAATCAAATCAGTATCTTTCCACTCATCGTATTTTGCTAAGTTTAAAGAACTTAAACAACAAACAAATGAATGTTGTTCGTCAGTATGTAAAACAATTTCAGAACAAATGTTAGTCATATGTACTTTCAATCCGTTCTTCTTATACATTTCAGGGTTTTGTTTGTTTACATTTCCCTTAAACATAATGTATGGTTCTCCAGTTGCTTTTCTTTTTTGTAATAACTTACCCCACTTTCTTCTAGCCTCACTATCACCTTCTTCTAACTTTCTCATAAATCTATCACTAACTACAACGCATTGATGTAAGTTTAATGATTGTCTATTTACATCTCCTTTTGGTTCTCTTACTTCTAAGAAATCTTCAAAATCTTTATGGTCAATTTTAATATTAACCGATGCTGCTCCTCTACGAACTGAACCCTGATTTGTAGCGAGGATAGTTGAATCATAGATTTTAATAAATGGAACTACACCATCCGATGTACCATTACCAGTAATTTTACTACCAGCCGGTCTAATCATATTAATACCAATACCAACACCACCACCATGCTTTGCTAATAACATTAACTCTAAGTTTTTGTTACCAATCTCAAAGATACTATCACCAACATCAATACCAAAACAACTAATAGGTAATCCTCTATCAGTTCCAGTATTTGATAATACAGGTGTTGCTAAACATAACCATCCCTTCCATATATAATCGAAGAACTTAGTTGCTAATTGTGGTTTACCCAATCTTTTTGCTACGGCAGTTGCTACTCTCCAATATGCATCTTTTGGCTTTTCGCCCGCTTGTAAATAACCTTTTGAAATGGTCTTTACATATATTTCGGTATTAGCCCATTCAGGGTAATCAACACCAATTTCCCAGCCAAATTCTTCGCCGTAATATTTCATAATCTATAAATTGTTTTTAAAAAATGTCATCCCAATTTTCTCCTTCACCAGCCTTACTATAATCAGTAGGTCTCATTGCAAAGAAATCGGTCCATGTAACTCCTCCAGTAAGATTATAAAACCAATCTAATTCGGATGCTTTCTTTTCATTGAACTCAAAGTAATCATCTCCACCTTTGATTGGGTTATACCCTAATTCTCTTAATTTCTCATTAACTCTTTTTGTGATGAATTCTTTTAAGTCATTCTTTTTAAGATTTTCTAAATCACCCATTTCAAAAATTTTATCGATGAATTTATGTTCTAAATCTCTTATAATTTCCGCAGCCTTATAGATATCGGATTTTGCTTCTTCTAATAATTCAGGAAACTCCTCACACATATGTCTAAATAATTGGCAACCCATCTTTGAATGTAATGATTCATCTCTAACACTCCATTTCATTTGTTGTCCAATTCCTTTCAATAGGTTTCTCATTTGGAATGAATACAATACCGCAAATGATGAATATAATGCTACACCTTCTGCAAATGCAGAAAATATAGCAAGTGAACGAGCAACTTCAACTCTTGCCTTATGATTTTTTTGTAAATCTTTAGGTGTCCAATCTGCCGTTGTATTTGTTAATAATTCAAATCTTTCTTTCATCACTTCATCATGCATAAAACCTGCAAAGTCATCTAATCCTAATGTTTCATTTAAATATGAATATGCAATTGAGTGAATTGTTTCTTGTGAACCAAACGCCATTGCCATTTGTCTAATTTCATGTTTTGGAAACCATTTAGTTACCATACCAGTCCAATAATCAGAAACTGCACATTCTGTTTGTGCAAAACCTAAAAGGATATTACCAACTAAATGTTTTTCTGATTCAGATAAATTCTCATTCCAATCTTTAACATCTCCCTGCATTGGGATTTCTGTATGTAACCAAAACGCCTGCATTTGTTTTAACCAACCCTCATTATAATAATCGGGATATTCAAATGGTTTAAAAGGTATTCTCTCTGTAAATAATTTACTCATTTATATAACTATGTTTTTAATTAATAACTCCTGATTTTTTTTCTTGATTTTTTCTATAAATCTCCGCTGCTCTGTTTGCTCTCTTTTGTACTTCTTGTTCTTCATGTCCCAACAAAGTATTTTGAGACTCAGTATCAATAACAAGAAACTCATTATTAAATTTACAGTTTTGGAAAACTACACCATCTCTACCAATACGAGACTTTAACAAAGTAAGTGTTGCTAAGTTATGTTCTTTTTGTTCTAATGTTTTACCAATAGATAAGATAACGTGTGCAATTTGTGCTTTCTTAATTGAACCTCCCATTTGATCACCCGTTACAACTTCACTTGAAATTGATTCACGATTACCTTGTGTTGCCGTCCAAATTGCTATATTAAATTCAGATGTCATAGACTCTAAACTTCTCATAACCGAACCTTCACCTTTCCATTCTTCTCCGTTAGTAGATTTGTCTGTTGAAATACAATCGACATAATCAATCACTAACAAGTCAACTTTTTTATTCCCCTCTGAATTCATCTTTCTGATTTTATTTTTAATTTCAGAAACGGTAACATTATCACTCGCCAATTTTAATAACTTCAAACTACCTTTTGATTTAGCTTGTGCTTCTTCAACTTTAGCCTTTACTTCGTCCTTAAATTCAGGTTGTGAATCGGGAGCAATGTCGGTCCAAATTGTATAGTGTTTTCTTTTAATATTACCCGGATTATCCTCAAAAAATATTTGAACCACGTTATAACCTAAGTTATAAGCAGTATTAGCGAACTTAGTAAGTAAGGTAGTTTTACCAGTACCTGTTGGTGCTAATACAACACCCAATTCTCCTATTCCAAGTCCACCTTTAAGTAAATTATCAATTCCCACAATACCTGTCGGTAATGGGTGTCTAAAGTCTTTTTCTAACGCCCCATCAATATCATGAAATACATCTGTAGCTTCATCGTTTGCAATACCAACTTGTAATGCTTTTTGAATAATTTCTTCAATCTTATTGTAAGCCTCAAACTCACCGCTTTCAATAATACTCTGTACACTTTTTAACTCTCTTTTTAAGTTTTGTTGTTTACAGAAATTAAGTGCGGTATCTTTTACATACTCAATTTGAGATTCGTTATTTTTAATTGCTTCTAATGTATCAACATGAATTTTAGAGGAATCTTTGTTACCACCTTCGGCCATGATTTTCTGTGCCAATGTATTGTAATCAGGGATTTTGTTGTAATTTTTATACAACTCCTTTGTAT